TATGTAGTAATTCGCGACACGTGCATATTCAACAAAGTTGAAGCGTTATAATCATTATCTAGGGTTCAATTTTCCCTAACAAATGAGTATATTAGTTAGTTAACTTAGTTGCTGAAGGCGAGACCACCCATACCGCTCTGGATCCGGAGCACGTTGTAGTTCACGGCGAACATGTGCATGCTGGTCTTGGAACCACCCTTGGTCTTGACCTCAACCTGTGCGTTATCAATACGCGAGAAGTTGCAGGTACCCGTGGGCTGGTGCTCCTCGGGCTTAAGGGCGAAAGAGTACGAGTAGATACCCAGGTACGGGTTGCCGCTGTGGTGGTAGAAGGGCTGCACCTGGTTGAAGTACTTCCCGGACTGCTCCTTGAACCGGTCCTGACCGTTGAGGATCAGCTTGAAGGTATCAAGAGGACCAACCTTTCCGCTGGCACCCTCCTCGCCGAGCCACTGAGTGCCGTTGGCGATCATCATAGGTGCACCGATACCGCTGAGCGACGTGCAGTAAGCATTGGCATTGGCGGCGTCCCCCGCGTACAGAAGATTACTAATTGTCGACAGATTGGAACCCCCCTGATATGACGTATCCCACATGTCGTTGGCGCTGGCGCTGGTACCGGTGTTTGAGAAGCACCAGACAAGCTCCTTGACGGGGTGGTTGTAGGACAGACGCACCTGCTTGGCGGTGGCGGTCTGGTTAACGGTGTCCACACCAGTGTGCTGCACCTGCTCGATCAGGTACTCGTGACCCTTCTGGGCGAACCGGCGGCGCTCCTCGGTATCGAGGTACACGTAGTTACCCCACACCTTGACGGAGTTGGTACCGAAGAAGTGATTATAGGTTGCGGATAGGGTAATATCAAGTCGCACTTCATGGTACTGCAGAGCGATGAGAGGGAGGTAAAGCCCTGGGTTGCGGTTGAAGAAGAAGACCATGGGCAGGAACACCTTATTTCCAAGGGCAGTAGCCGAGGCCATCTTGCCGTACTGAGCCTTCTTGGCCTCATCGAGGTAAAGCTCGGAGTACAGACGCCACCACTTCTGGTAGTGCTTGTCGATGCGCTGGCCACCGATGGTCAGCTCAATATCGGCCACGGCACGCTCGGCCACCCACTCGTTGGAGGCCGTCTCCCCGTTCACCGTTGTGTCGGCGCCAGTGGAAGTAACCAGAGTCGCGTTGGAGGTAAGCTCCAGGTACATCTCACCGATGAGGTCACCGTTGCGGGCAACCGTCACGGACAGACGCGCGGAGTTCGCGGCCGTACCGTTCACGACCTGCTCGATGTTCTCCATCGCGAAGTTAGTGTGGCGCTTGTACACCGCCTGAAAGAAAGTCACCTTAGGGCTTCCAGTCAAGTACACATCCTGTGCACCGTACGCTACGAGCTGCATAAGTCCACCCGCCATAGTTTGCTTTAGTACTAATAGGCAAGAAAATTTTTCAGCCGCCTGATACACGCGCCCTTTTAAGAAAGAAAAAATATGGGTAACCAAAAATGACCGACAGTGAGCGCGAAGAGTCCGAGATGTCCGAGACCGAGATGTCAGAGACCGAGATGCCTGACTTCTCCCAGTTTCTCGAAGATGAGGACGAAGACGAGACCGAAGATGTTGACCTGGGTGCCATCCTAGTGAATGCCCTGGAGACCATTGAGGGAGACACGGTGTGCAGCACGTTGGTTGGGATTCGTCAGCAACTTGAGATTCACAATAAGATCATGGTGAAAATTCTCAAGTCCCTTGGGGATTTAAAAAAATAAGACCCAACATATATAGTCAACATGACATCCGTAGAAAAGGACATAGTTCTACGGATGATAAATCATGCCCAAGATAAATCTATACAAGAACTCGCAACTCACATCACCGAAGTCAAGCAAGATCTTGATAATTTACGAAGCAGTGACGTGAGAAGTCTTATAAAATATACCTTTAGTTTGGACATGAATGAACGTGGATATTTTGATAACATGGATCATGAATTTCACAAGAAGAATCATGGGACATATGCACAACATATGGCAGCGATGAATGCAATTGAGTCTCGAATTAAAAGGGATGCATCGGACATTGCGGATGAAGCCAGTATGGATATCCGAATTATAAAGAGTATGATAGAAGAAATTTATAAATTCATTTGTTCAGCACAAAATCTCCAGACAAAAATTGAGAATCCGATGTCTGTAGAAAACGAAACTTCTAAAAGTATTGAAAACACTGATGATCTAAATCACTACCAAATGCTTGTAATTGACTGCCTGGATGAACTCGAAAGACAGAAACTTCGCAAGACCAAGGACATGGTCTGTGAAGAAGTTATAACCGAAAAGGGTCATCGAACTATGGCATGGAAACCAGTGTGCACGATAAAGGAGAAGGTTCATGCAATGAGTGACAAAAACACAGCACCTCAGCGATGGTTGTTGATCACCAAAAGGGCTTCTATGCCAAAGGAAATAGCTACACATCTACAAGAACATAATGATGTTCAGTTTCCTGAGATAGTAAAGAATCGTCACGCCTGGTCTTTTAAAAATGGTGTGTTCATAGGTGATATTACTGGGAACAGGTTTTATATTTATGGTTCAAAGGATTTCTCCAAACTCGACAGAAACTTGGTCACGGCGAGATATTTTGACATGGATTTTGAAGATTATACAAATGCCGAGGATTGGAGAGATATCCCAACGCCTCACCTGGATTCCATAATGGACTACCAGGGATGGGGAGATGATGTTAAGCAATGGATGTATATAATGATTGGAAGAATGACATTTGAACTTAATGAAATCGAAGGTTGGCAGATCATCCCGTTCTGTAAGGGTATAGCCCAAAGTGGAAAGTCTACTCTGTTGAATTTTGTAGTAAAGATGTTTTATGAACCTTGTGATGTGTCAGTGATGTCCAACAATGCAGAAGAGAAGTTTGGTCTTTCTGCTATCTACAAATCATATGCGTTCATAGGTCCAGAAATCAAGCGTGATTTCAAGATTGATCAGGCATCTTTTCAATCGATCGTGTCAGGTGAGGAAGTCTCAATCGCCATCAAAAATCAAACGGCGCAGACCGTCCAGTGGATAGTGCCTGGGATGCTTGCAGGGAATGAGCTTCCAGGGTTTTCGGACAACAGTGGATCTATCTTGCGTCGTCTGCTTCTATTCAAGTTCTCTCGCCAGGTGATGGAGGGTGATGCCAGGCTGTGTGACAAGTTGTTCACAGAGATTGACAGGATCCTTCAAAAGTCCATCTGGGCTTACACAGAATCTGTAAAGAACTTTGGTGACAGGTTAATCTGGAATGTGGTTCCAAAGCAGTTTATCGTGTGGCGAGAAGAAATTGAGGGTCAGCTCCACAACCTGATTGGATTCATGAAGACCACACAACTGACCTATGGCAAAGATTTGAAGATACCTCTTTCTTACTTTCGTTCCAAGTACCGCGAGTATTGCGCAAGTGTTGGTTCTAGACCGCGCCCATGGCAACAGGAACTCTACGAGGGTCCATTCAGTCAACGCAATATACAAATTGGTATAGGAACCATGGAGTGGATGGGAAATATCAAAAAAGACCAAGAGATACTATATGGTGTCACCATGGCCCAAGATGATGAATGATAAAAAACATTGACCTTTAGTAAGAACGGCTTATGTCATCTAACCGTTACGTTAACGTTACTCCGCGGACTCCGGGACCCAATCTCGGTCTGCCGAGTAATCGCATCTTGCTCACCAATCCAGAGACGGGCAATGTTGTCCAGAGGATTGCGGCATCCCGCGACGAAAAGTGGGTCTTTAATACGAAGACCAAGCGCTTCAACCTGATTCCCAAGAACAAGAATGCACCAAAGAAACCCGTAAGGAGGAACGTGCGCATCGAGGACATTGGGTTAATGAACATCAATTTGAATGAGGTGAACAGAGTTTTCCCCGAACCCAAGAACACCGCCGTCAGGTTCTCACCGCTGCGTCCATCGCTGTTTGGACTCAAGGTGAAGTTTCAGAAG